GCTTAAAAGCCAAGCAACGCAATCAGAGCTAAGAATTAAAGCCCTTTTAGAAGGGCTTGGAGTTGCATTTTGTTTCCAGAAGGGATTTTACAACTCTGCTACTCATTACATCGTAGATTTCTATTTTCCTAAGCATAAGAAACTTTGCTTAGAGATTGATGGTGGTTATCACTTAGATCCACAGCAAATTGCTTACGATAATCGCAGAACTCAGTTCTTAGAAGATGTACGCTGTTTTCGCGTTAAGAGGCTAACAAACCAAGAGGCCGACCAGATTTCTCCAGAAGATCTCTTGGCCCTTATTAGCCCCTACGAGAAACAATACGATCATATCCACCCATTTGGAGGATATCGTCGCATTGCAGGATTCGACCGCTAATCTGCTGGATGCGGTCGGAGGATACGTCGTGAAGCTGCTGAATCAGCGATTCGCGCAAAGCGTAGATTCCATCAAGGAACTCAACGTATGCGTCGATGTGGATTAGGTTGTCGAGGTTGTCTTTTGTATTAGCCATTGTAAAACTCGTTGTCTTCACCAATCAGGGCTGAGTGAATGAGATTGTTTCCTGTGGTCCCAGAAATGCCGTCATAGCAGGAGGCGATTAGGGGCTTACAGGTGCGGAGGCGATTGCCGCCGTAAATGGAGTGCCATCTGGACAGCCAAACATCAATTGGCTCCTTTTCGGGAGCATTGAGGAGCTTGTCATAAAAGCGGGAGAAGACAATGTAGCAATGGGTGCCTGACCATCTACGGAGTTCTCCGCCAACCCACACCGACTGCCAGATGCCGCCGAAGAACAGATTGATTCCCGGCGTTGTTGGAATCTGCGACTCGAAATACTCGATTGCTTTAGGATGTGTAAACTTAACGTCATCCTCGCAGATCCAGACATAGGGCATCTCCTTCTCCTTGGCCCAGCGGACAATGTTCTTGTGCGCGGCCCAAGGACCAAGGATGTGCTTCTCGGGTGTATCAAAGAAAAAGGCAGGCCATAGGTTGTACCTAAAGCCATTCTCCCTTTCTTGTTCTGCCAGCATTTCGGCGCGGTCTTTGCGCCTGCTATCGTGGATTACCTGAGCAATCATTGATTCATCGCCTGAGTATTGGTTTCACCCATCGCGGCAGGAGCCGTACCGATGCGACCAATCTGGGCGTTCTGCTGCTGCGTCATCTGGAACTGATACTGCTGAGCGTACTTCTGGAAGCGGGCTTGGAATGCTTGATCGTTCTGTAGACGCTGGGCAACGTCAGGCTGCTGGACATAAGACTGAATCACCTGCATCGCGATTTGCGCACCGTTCGGACGCGCACCAACTTCAATGCCTGCGTAGATCTTGGAGAGGTCGTCCGTGACTTGCTTCGTGATTTGGTCCGTCGCCTGCCCAGCAGGGCGGAGAATGGAGTCAGCAACAACCGGATTGATGGCAGCTGCGGCCAATTCGAGAAGCATATCCACGTCCATGCGGCCATTCCGGTCAAGCTGAAGTAGCGTAGAAAACTGCGTAATCTGTGCTTCAATGTTATCGGGATCATTTTGCATGACATCATAGTTGATAATAATGTCAAAGTTTTCATTCGGGTCGCCCTTGCTATAACGCTGGGGATCAGAAACACCCGTAACGCGGAAGAACACTTGATCGGGGCCAAACCGCTGGAAGCACTTGTAGGCTAGGCGCAGCACGTCGCGGACGTGCGTGAGGAACTTGTCTACAAAGTACTGCTGCTGAATCTGCGACAGCGGGTTGTTAATATCGAGGCCAATAATCTTGTCGGCCTGAGCAAGCTGGGTCTGCTCCATTTCCATCGAGCCGGGGTTGTATTGCGGCACCGGACCAAACTGGAACTCGCCAGCGCGGCGATAGGGAACATAACGACCCGGACCCCAATCGGACGGGGCGTTGCCCACAGGGTGCATGATGGGCGGCATCGTAGCCAGACTGTTGCGGTCGATGCGACTATCGCGCTCAGTCTTCACCTGCCATTGAATGCCCTTCAGCATCTCCGGCACCGACTGAATATCGTAGAGACGCTTGTTGTCTTCGGACAGCTTGGTAACGACAAACGGATAGTCTTCGTACCCATTCATCAGTTCAAACTTTGCATAGTCAGGAACTTCCTGCTTGCCATACACTTCACGATGGAACACCGTGCAGTAGATCCCCTCCGAGTTGTCCTCTTCGTCAATCAGTCGCTGATAGCCATAGATGACCTCATACAACTCCGACGCATCGTACGTCACGGTGGTGTAAGTGAACTGGTTGCGCCGTTCAAGTCGGAGGGGGTCTCCCGCTTCTTTGCAGTTTTCGATAACGTACTCCACCCAGTCCTTATCCCAGCCGTTGCTGCTAATCTTGTTACGCAGTTCCTGCGCAGTCATTAGCACACGCCAGAAGCAATAAGGAGCGCGTTGAGGATCGGTGGCATAGGCCGGGAAAAGAACGTCGCCATCCGGCGCAACTGCTTGCACCCAAGGACGATCAACGCTACGCCTAACCACCGGAAATTCAGCCGTACCAGTTTTGCGTAAGTCATTAAGGATACGCTTAGCTTTCTTTTCGGGGATTCCATTAAACTGAGCTTGGAGCAGCGCAATCATCTGCGCGTCATTCTGCTTCTCCAGAATCATCTTTACCACGTCGGGGCTAATAGCCATCAACTGGTCAAGCGATAGGGTTTGCTTGAACGTGCGGTCTTCCCGCTGCCAGCCAACGTAAGTCACCATCAGTCCGCGCTCCAGCAGGTAGTTGGCACCAAGCTCCATTTGCCGCTTAAACTGCGGGATGTAGGAAGCCACCATCCACTTGAGGAACGCACTCACCGTGCGAGCGCGACCAATATCGCCAGCCTCTACAGGATAGGCACGGATGTTGGCTCGCGTAAGAGCGGCCATGAAGATAGCAACGTAGCGATTGACGCGCTCATTGATGACGTGTGCCTCGTTGTCAGCAGCACCATCCCACGGAAACGCATCAGGCCCATGCTTACGAAGATCGTCCGACTTCCCCGGCCAGATGTTGCGGCGATAGTCATAGCTGTCGCGGCATTGGTCAAAGTAGAACTCCAAATCGTTCGCCGTGCGGTCGAACGCATCGACAAGTGCTTTGACGTTCGGGGTATTCTGAACGTAGGTCAGGGCTTCGGCGTTATCTTCGTTAATCATTTCAGAATGGATCTAAGGTGAGTTACAATCCGCTTAGCCGCATTACGGTCTAGTCCGGTTTTGTCGGAGAGGGCAGTTGGTTCGATTGGTTGATACTGGGCGTGTAGGGTTCGATGCAATATCTCAAACCCAAGCAGACGATCCACTTGTTCACTTAGCCACTCTTTGTTTGATGTTGGGTCATCCTCGGAGTTCTGCATGACGGTAAGTAGTTGATCCGCTTGCGTCTGTGATTGCATCAATGACGATGCGCTTGCCAATAAGTTTACCACGGTATTTCCGCCCGATCTTCACCGGGATTTTCCCGTCCTTATGCTCTAGCTTTACCATCACCCAGTCGGGGTTACGCGCCGGATGCAACACCACACCGTTCAGCTTGTTAGGCACAGCCAGCGGCACTTCTAGCGCAAGCTCTACCTCGGCCACACCCTCGGGGGTAAAGTAGGTGTTCTTGCCATAGCCCGTGTAGTGCTGGCCCTTGGTCAGCTTCGTGTTCTTAATAGCCAACAAATCGTTGACGGTCTTGCCCAGCTTGTCGGCCAAAGCAATGATGGGGGTATTGATAGGTTCCATTAGTATCCTCCTGTAGTTCTTCGAGACTTGTTAAATGCTTTGTCGTCAACGTAGCGGATGCCATCAATCGCCGCATACCGCAGCACGTCGATAGGATCTTTGTGTGCCTCATCTGGGCCACCATCCGCCGTGTACTCCTGTAGCGCGGCAATAATGTTTTGGCACTGATCAGAAATGTAGAAGTGTGGGCGGTTGACGCTATCCATGGGCACCCTGCGATTGTAGGCCATCTTGGTCTGCAACGCCTGTAGCCCGTCCTCAATGTCCAAGCCGGGGGCCGGGACAAAGGTAAGCCCAGCATCAGCCAAATCCTCTATGATGGACGAAGCCCCATTCTGCGTCTGGTACTTGGCCGCACCAAGCCGAGGGTCAATCAGCCGCTCAAAGATGGTTTCCCCTTCTTCCATATTGCCGATAAGCTCCACATAGTCCCTGATGCCATAACCCAACCCCTTGGACCCTTCTCCACCAATCCACTTGCCGCCATGCCATTTAGCCCAATCTCCCACGTTTACATCGGGCCATTCTCTATAGACCCAAAATGTTCCGGCCTCATCAACACCGATCCAAGCCATGAACCAGTTCTTTCGACCTGCCGGATCAAGGATCATGTAGCGTGTGAGTCCCTTGGTGGGAATGGACTCATGCTTAACGACGTTAACCTCTACCGAGAAGTTGGGGAACTGGGTACTCTTGCTCTTCGTCGGAACGCCGTAGGCACGGCATAGAATCTCGTCCTCGGGACGATTCTTTAGATCCTCAG